ATTTCCTATTACTCCTCCTATTAATCTGGTTATATACCAGATTAATTAAGTTTTTACACCAGAAAAAAACAGAAGTCCAGATTTATGGGCAACAAAACCAAGTGTCCAGAATATGACAGGACATAAAAAGGCCTGAAAAGCCTGTATCCAGTACATTTTGCCAGAAATTTGCCAGAAATTTGCCGAAAAACGAAATGTCCAGAAAATTGAATAAAATTGAAACCAGCTTTAAAATAGGCTGGTTTTTCATTTTATGTTTGAAAGATGTTTAAAAGCAGGTTTAAAAATGCCTTAAATAATTGCTGAAATGCCCTATTTAAGCAAGTTTATAGATATCTGCCGGGATTGCCATTAAACAGGAAAAAACGTTTGTTTTATGCCATTAAATTGATAAGAATAAATTCCTTTAAAACGACCCAAAAAACGGTTGGATGGACATTTGGGTGGACATTTGGGTGGACATAGAAGGGGTTTTAAAAGCGAGTAACAAGCCCTTTAAAGCCTTAAATATGCGATTAAATGCTAAATAATAACTGATTACCCCCCCTTTATTCCCATCCTTCCTGGAAGTAAATGCCTTTGAAATGCCTTAAAACAGGGCCTTTCAAAGAGTTTCGCAATAAATGCAAAATTGAAACTTTGTTTTCTTCAAGAAAAAAGCGTCGCTGTGCCTCATTCCATCCTAATACAACCTATTACCAATGCAATCGAATAAACCTTAGATATAGGAAGCTCAAAAGGGTCAAAATCTGGATTTTCACTAACAACCTGAATATAATCTTCATCTTTCCCTCTTTTTATTCTTTTTATTAATGGCCCCTGATCTGTATCTATTACATAAACTTTATTCCATTGAAAGAATATATCCCTGATATTCAATTTTTTACATGCGACGATATCGCCGCTATTATATTTGGGATACATTGAAGTCCCTTTGACAGCTATTAAAAAATCAGCGCCCCTGAAACTTGGGATAACATACCGTTCGCAATCGTAATCTAAAACAGACATCTCCCCTTGCCCAAAACCGGCCATGGCTCCAATTGGTATTAATGGAATTCCTTCTGCTTCTTTTTCCTTTGGCGTTTTTTTTATATTGGAAATGGAACTTTTTCCACTTAGGTAATCTTCTAAAATCTTAAGGTCCTTTGGCTTTGGCAGTCCCTTCCCTTGCTTCCATTTAGCCATTCGATCGTAGGGAATGCCGGTATTCCTTGAAACTTCCCTCAAATTCATTTCCGATAATTTCTCAACCGCTGTTTCTGGGCTCATTTTAAATATTTTTAAAAAGTTCCAATATTTTATTTGGAACAATGGAATAAATTCCTATTTTTGTGTCACACTTTGACACAAACCAAACAATGGACAAAGGTATGTTAAAAACTAAATACGACGCAATAAAGGGACAGGTAATTAAAATGCTGATTCTCGAAACAGGATTCTCTCAATCATTTGTAAGGCAAGCGATCAGTGGCGATAGAGATAGTGAATTAGCCGTAGAGATTAGAAAGGAATTCAAGAAACGGTATGAAGCAGCATCTGCCGCTCTAAAACCAAAAAAGAGCAATTAATAGTAAAACTAACCAAAAACCGCTCATATGCCTTTTGAATTTAATAATACATTGGTGGTAAGATATGAAGAATTAGTTCCAACATTCTTCCCGTCTTATGATGCTTTGGCGAAGCGCATTCAGCGCTATGAAAAAAAAGACTATGGTATTAAAGCTGTCCAGCGCGGGGGGAATGGCCGCGAACTACTGATCAGCTTTGACAGCCTGGACAAAGACGTCCGGGATGCCATTGGAGACCCCCGCAAAGCCAAACATTTATTGGAAAATTGGTACAAAACCGACGATAACGCGGTCAAATTTTTTACCAAATTCGAATTTGATGACGGCGACGGCCTTTCCCTTAAACACATTGAAGAATATATAACCAACGCATCGGTTCTTTCTGCCTGTGTTGAACTGAAAAAAGCCCGTGAATACGAGCGCAAAACCAAAAATCACTCCTTAAAAGGCGTAATGCACACAATTTGTCAGGATGCGCATGGATTTCAGACCGTTTTAAAGGTCAAGTATGACATTCAGCACACTTTGCCTGAATCAGACCGCCGGTTTAAAGAAGCATTCCGTGCATTCACCAATTCTACCGATGGGGGTTACAATTACGATAGCCTGATCTCTGGAAAGCTCCGCAATCAGAATTCCAAGAAGGTCACCGACGAGGTTCTTGATCTGTTAAACAATCTGTTTAGCGACAATAAAGGAAAACCCACCAGAACGGAAATAAGCAACCGGTTTGAAGCCTTTTTATCTGGATATATGGAGGTGATCAACCCAGAAACTGGCGAATTGTTCGACCCTAAACAGTTCCAGCCCCTATCCGACGCCACAATTATCAATTATCTCGGCAAATGGGAGGATTATATCGCCACTTCGCTCAAGCGTTCCGGCAACCGACAGATTTATATGGGGAAATTCAACCCTCACCACAGCCTAATCAAGCCACAATTTGCAGGTTCTATTATTTCCGTTGATGACCGCCAGCCGCCATTCAAATATGCTGGCAATGATCGGGCGTGGTTCTATATGGGTATTGATCTGGGCAGCGAGGCTTTTACTTGCTGGGTGCATGGCAAAAGTAAAGAAGGCATCATTATAGAATTTTATCGTCAAATGGTGCGCAATTATACGGAATGGGGTATTTGCTTGCCTGCTGAACTGGAAGCGGAAGCCAGTTTGAATTCTGCATTCCAAAACACGTTCCTGCGGAATGGTGCATTGTTTAACAATGTTCGCATCGAAGCTAATAATGCACGGGGTAAGCGCATTGAAAGGTATTGGTCAACTTTAAGATATCAATTTGAAAAAGACAAAGAAGGGTGGCTTGCTAGGCCACACGCAAAGAAAGAAGATAACCAGGGTGGTCCAAGCGATGTGCCGGTTATTCCTTACACTCAGATAGTGGAAAATAGCCTGCGGGATATCGAAGATTGGAATAATATGCCGCATTCAGATTACCCAGACAAAACTCGTTGGGAGGTCTTTATGGAAATGCAACACCCAGACCTCCAACCTACTAACTGGAAGGCAATCCTGCCATTTTTGGGGTTCAGAACAGAAACCAGCTGCAATGCCGGAATTATCCGCTTTCAGAATAAAGAATTCCTGCTTGGTCATGATGGCAAGGTCTCCACTGGGGAGACTCTAATTAAGAGCATGAAGCTGGTGGAAGGCCAAAAGGTTGACGTCTACTGGCTGGATGATAACAACGGTAATGTTTTAAAGGCCCTAGTCTATCTCAGGGGAGGCGATAAGTACATCTGTGAAGCAGTGGCCAAGCCAATGTATTCCCGCGCAAAAATTGAACGGACATCCGATCAGGAAAAGGCACGTGAGGTAATGAGTGCTTATGCCAATACAATCTCCTCCTATGCCCGCCGTCGCATGAGCCAATTGCAGGACTTGGTTATTATCGACCATCGTGAAAAGACCCTGAATAGAAAGTTTGTCATCAAAGACCTCGATAAACGCAAAAGGCCGGTTGATACAGAAACCGAAGAAGTAGAAACCCTACCTGATCTCCCGGACGAAATGGAAGCCCAGGTTAATCATAAATCTAAATCCCTTAAAGACAGATTCTAATGGCACTAAAGAAAATATTCGTGGCCTATGTGGACATCAAAACAAGGCCGGATTCAAAAAAGCAACCCAGAAAAGGCAGACTTAAAATAATGGTTCTCGCTGAGGAGTATTGGAAAGTACAGCCAACAGTTGAAAACCACTTAAAAGCCTTTTTAAAAGAGGAGGAGGCTATAATCACGCGCATTAAACTTACTCACATCAGCTACGACGCCTTTATTCAGGCCAAATAGCACAAAACACAACACTATGCTTACTATTTCTCCAGAACAAAAAAAGATGATCGTAGCTGCACTATTAGAACAGCGCGAGAAGTTCGGCGGCACTGACGCCCAGTTTGCAAAACAATTTGATATCAACGGTACTGTGTTCAGCCGGTTGAAAAATGACCACGACACCGCCGGTCTACTTAAGGAAGCGCAATGGCTGAATATTGCCCGCGAACTGGATATGCCCCTCAACGAACGCAAATGGGTTATGGCTAGAACTGAGGTCTATAATATGATCGAAGAGGATGTGTTATTCTGTAAAGAATACGCGAAAGGCCGCATCTGTGTAGATGACTGTGGTATTGGCAAAACATACTCTGCCAAATACCTATCAAGGAAGTTGGATAACTGTTTTTACGTTGATGCCAGCCAGGCAAAGACCAAACAGCTGTTTATTCGCCTGCTTGGTAAAGCTATCGGCGTGGACGCCCAAGATAAACTGGCAAAGGTCAAGGCGAACATAAAATATGCCCTTGGTATGCTGCCAAATCCAATCATCATTATTGATGAGGCGGGCGATCTGGAATATAATGCCTTTTTGGAGCTGAAAGAGTTCTGGAACGCCACCGTAGGTGCCTGCGGCTGGTATTTGATGGGAGCCGATGGCCTTCGCGCTAAGATAGAACGTGGCATTTCTAATAAAAAAGTCGGATACGCTGAGTTGTTCAGCCGATATTCAGAAAGCTACACGACAATTGTTCCTGCTGAAAAGAGCGAAAAGCTTTCCTTTTATAAGAAGTTGATCACCGATGTCCTGACCCCTAACATGAAAAATAAGACAAAGCTCAACGAAATCGTTAGGCGGTGCCTGAATAATGACAGCGGCAATATTGGCGGTCTGCGTCGTGCTGAATCCCTGTTAATCCTCAACCAGTAATCAAATCCACTTTTTCTAACCTTAAAATCATTTTAAAAATTATGGTTCGCGCCCTGAGTACTAAAAATCTGTTTGACAAACAATACAAGACATTCGGTTTTGACGGGCTTTGGGCGCAGGCAATGGGACAACCCACCCGTAATGGGATTTGGACTATTTACGGAAAGGAAAAGCACGGTAAAACGTGGTTTACACTAATGATCGCAGACCTGTTGAGTGAATTTGAACGAGTTCTTTACATAAGCGCGGAGGAAGGCATGGACAAGCCCTTTGTGGACGCAGTAAAAAGGGCTGGAATTAATGCCAGCAAGTCCAGGTTGAACTATCTGGAATACTTACCCATTGATGAGCTAGAGGAGCGCCTTGATAAGCGCAAAAGCCCAAATGTGATTGTCCTGGACAATTGCACTATATACGCAGATGATTTTAAAGGCGGGGTGATTAAAAAACTCCTGCATAAATACCCTGACAAACTATTCATCTATGTTGCCCATGAAGAGAAAAACGAACCGTACCCCGCTTTGGGTAAGATGGCAAAGAAGCTCAGCAAAATAATAGTCCGGGTGCAGGGGTTAACGGCCTTTATATCTGGCAGATGTCCAGGCGGCACAATAAGTATTGACGAACAGAAGTCCCAACTGTTTTGGGGCACTATTGAAAACTAATAAACACATTTTATGAAAACAAGAAGTTACATGGTGGTTTGGCTGCCAAAAGATGATGAGGTTATTGACTTTGGGACAAACTTTGGCGATGACCAACAAATGTTCAATGACTACGATGAGGCGTTTGATACGTTTAACGCTGTTGTTCATTCGGCCATTGGCGAAACCTTCCGCCAGCCAAAGGGTGAACAGCCTATTCGGGCAAGCCTGCCTTACCAATATCTGGAACTGTGGATAATTGAACGGACAACTGATTTAATTAAATAGTTATGATACAAGAGAATATAGGCAATTCCGATGAAAAATTAGCAGCCTACCTAAAGGAGGTTGAAAAAAACGCATTTATATGCCTTGGGGTTCGTGTGAAATTACATGCGGAAAAGGTGGTAAACACAGTTGACATGAATTTCATTACCACGTTAGTCGCAAATTCTTTGGAAATACCATTTAATAAAATCGTGAACTCGGCCAAGGGAGACATGGAAGTGTCCGCAGCTCGTCACATTGCGATGTTCCTGATCAGGAAATATATACCAGGTGTGACATTGGCTGAAATTGGCCGATTCTTCAAACGGGACCATACCACCATCATGTATGCCATTGACCACATAGAAGGGGTGGTATTTGTAAGAGATGCGATAGCCGATAAAGTTTTGAAATGCGAAAATAAACTTGTTCAATTAATAGCAAACAATCATGAGAGCCAGCTACATTAAACCCAATAGCCACACCTACGTTAAGGCGGCTTCATTCGTTGAAACTGTCAGGGAGGTACTTTGGATTGCTGAAATAACCGACGGATACCGAATTAAGGTATTATTTGAGGTCGGTTGTATGATCGCCGAAAAATGCGCTCCAAAATTTGCCAATAAGTTGTTGACTGAAAGGGATTATGGCTTCTGGGCGTGGTGGCTTGTTGAATTTCTTCGTGATGATGAAGCCCTGCTTTATTACCATCCAGAAGCCTTCCAGCAGCATTCTTACCGAACAATAAAGGCATCTATGCTAAACGACAAGGATGTTTCAGCAAATTTTGACCGCTTTCTATTAAACATTATCGAACCAAGATTTTAAGACCATGAATAAATTCAAAGTGAAATTATCAGCCTTCCAGATGTCTGCCTTTCAGCAACTACTTGAGCATGTCCTATTAGATTGGGATTATACGGTTGAAGAATGGATTTTCAAATATGCACTTATTGAATGTCTTACCACTGTAAAAAAGAAACTGGCCATTCCTGAATTAAAGAAGGACTTCAAATTAACCTTTTCGCCAGTGCAAGCCCAGGCTATCTATTGGCTTTGGCAGGAGATGGGCGATCAGGCTACAAACGATTTCTCTAATAAGCTGCATATGACAGCACTCGAAATACATCAACAATTTAGTTAATACAAAAATCAAAAAGATGGCAACAAAAGCAAAAACAAAAAAGAAAGTCTACGTCAATGTAACGTTGGACGAGGCGAACGCCGCCAGCGAGAAGTACTCCACTACTCAAAATAGCCTTTTCAAGGTTGAGGCTAAAATGAATGAGGAGCTAAACAAGGTCAAAAGCAAATATGTAGACCAGATTAGTGAATTGAAAGAAGACCTTGTCGAACCAGAAGAGATACTTGAATCCTTTGCCAATGCGCAAAAATCGACCTGGGGTAAAAAGAAGAGCCTTGAACTGTTACATACAGTGATTGGATTCAGGACTGGTCAACCAAAGGTGTCCAAGTCCAAAAAGTTTACCTGGGATGCAGTAACTGAATTGCTAAAGAAAAACGCTGCATTCAAAAAGTTTATTAGAACCAAGGATGAAATCAACAAAGAAAATATTCTGGCTCTTAAAAATGACAAAGACAAGAAAATGTTGGATTTGTTGAAAGAAGAGGCATTCGTTTTTGTTGAACAGGATGAAAGTTTCTTTGTTGAGGCAAAGTTAGAAGAAGTTTAATGATTAGTAAGTATAGGCGCCCTGTGTCTACGGGGCGCATTTAAAACAATTTTAAATATCAATTAAATACTCATGAAAATTTTAATCATCGCCATCGCCACTTGGCTAATAATTGACGGTCTGGGTGGAATTCACGAGGCATATTCAAAAAGGAGGCACAAATGACCCTATATAAAGCAATCATTCTTATAGTTTCCCGTATCATATTCTTTTACGGAATATTCGCCTTGTTGGCTACAGATTTAAACCCATTTGAGTGGCGTGCCTGGGTACGCATCATCTTCGTAATAATCATTCTCGGTATAACAACCGTCGATATTCACGAGCAAATAGAAGGTAATGGCGAATAAATACTCATCCTTTTTTGCCGCCTATAATGCCAGCGTTAAACGGGGCAATCCCTTATCTAAAGAGGAAATGATTAGTGAGTTCACCAACGGCCAAACAACCTCTTTAAAAGAATTGTCATGGCATGAATTACAGGAACTTACTAGAAAGCTCAATTATACCAGTGGCAACACGGCACCTGCTCCTAAATACAATACAGTTGAAGATCGGATGCGCAAGGCCATTATAGCCATTTTCCACCGAATGGATAGAAGTCCAGCTGATGCAAAAGCCTGGGCGGAGAAACAAGGCGCAAAGGGCAATAAGCGCAAGTTCAATGATTATTCCACACAGGAGCTCTACATATTGATTGGTGTGGCTGAAATCATTCTTTTTGACTGGCAAAAAGGCATCCGTCGACGGATGGAAACAATTGGAGATATTAAAAATAATAATCATTAATAATCGCCGAAAGGCACAAAATCCACAAAATGCAAGAAGTTTTAACAATCGAAAAAAAGAATGCCATTGTGGCCCACAATGAGGCTAACGACAAAGGCAAAAAAATGCTTGAGAACCTATTTGGAAGAAAGATATTCTTGGGCAATGTAATGGACAGGATTAAAACCTTTGAAGATGCATGCGCTGAATTAGGTATCCACTGGGGAGACGCCTGCCCAAAAGTTCAAAAGAATGGCGACTATGGGGCAATTGTATCTTTCGCACAAGCACTGATCGTCACCAGAGCGCTTAATGAAGGTTGGAAGCCTGATTTTAACAACGGCCAATGGGATAAGCATTACCCCTACTTTGATATGCGTTCTTCCGCTGGCGGTTTCCGGTTCTACGGTTCCGGTTGCGTCGACGACGGTACGTTCGTCGGCGCCCGCCTTTGCTTTAAATCCGCAGAGTTGGCAAGATATGCCGGAACTCAATTTGAGGACATTTATAAGGGTTTTATGACCTTCTAGGTCGCATTATTATACTACACATCAGTTTTTAATCATTAATAAACACAAAATGAAAATTTCAGAAAAAAGCACACAAGCCTTTGCAGCGGCTTGTCAAAAGTTGAAAATTGGGACACAACTCCCAAATGTAAGCATGGTAAGACCGGATTTAGGTCTTTATCTGACGGCTCATTACATGCTTGCCGTAATAATTGAAGCGGGTAAGGATGGGAAAGAATATGACATTACCAACCATTCAAAACCGAAATGGCAACCTTGGCACGTTGCAGATGACGGATATACTCCTGGTTCTTCCGCTGGCGGTTTCCGGTTCAGCGTTTCCGTTTACGTCTACGACCTTACGTTCGTCGGCGCCCGCCTTTGTTCGAATAGTGAAGAGGAGTCCGACGAAAACGCCCAGAACTATCCAGATCTCTGGGAAATCATTACCCTGATCGTCAAATAAGATAAAAATAGGTTGTGTGCTGTTGGCCTGTAGTTCTTCCGCTGGCAGTTTCCGGTTCAACGATTCCGATTACGACAACGACAATACGAACGTCAGCGCCCACCTTAGATGTTTTTGTACAGCACAGACCTTGCCCGCATGGCAGAAAATAACACTTTTTAAAAGGACGTTGGTAGCGAAAGCGAAAGCGTCCTGTTAAATCAAAGGCTCAAATGAAACGCGAAAGCAATATATATTATAGGATTTGCAACATGGATAATCTGTATTTGGCGGATGCCATTGCGCAAAAAGGCAAATCAAAGCAATCCGACGTTATTCGGCATAACCAAAATGCTGAGAGCAACCTATTTATGCTTTATAACACTTTGATGGATAAGAAATATAACACTTCCGAATATTTGACCTTCACGATTCATGAACCAAAAGAACGGGTAATATTCAGATTGCCCTATTTCCCTGATAGAATTGTTCACCACGCTATTATGAATGTGCTTGAGCCAATCTTCACTAATATGTTTACCGCAGACACTTACAGCTGCATTAAAGGTAAAGGCATCCACGCCATGTCCAGAGGAATCATTAAGGCCTTAAAAGATGCGCCTAATACCGGGTATTACCTCAAATTGGACATTAAAAAGTTTTACCCATCCGTTGATCACAAAATTTTAAAAAGCCTTCTACGTAGAAAATTCAAGGATAATGACCTATTGGATTTACTGGATGGAATAATTGATTCCGCCCCCGGACTTCCAATAGGTAATTATTTGAGCCAATATTTTGCAAATTTCTACCTGACATATTTTGACCATTGGTTAAAGGAGGTCAAAGGTGTCCGGTATTATTTCCGCTATGCCGATGACATGGTCATTTTCGCATCAAATAAAGCCGATTTACACAGGCTGCGGATTGATATAAGCGAATATCTTTCAAAGGAGTTGCATTTGGCCGTAAAAGGCAATTATAAGGTATCGCCATTGGATGACAAGAGCGGCTTAGATGTGTGTGGATATGTTTTCTTCCGTCATTACACTTTAATGCGCAAAAAGAATAAGCAAAATTTTGCACGGGCTGTGGCAAAAGGCAAACCGATGCAGACGATAAACAGCTATTTGGGTTGGGCAAAGCATTGTAATAGTAAACACCTTACAAAAAAATTAATGATTAAATATGAAAGAGTTCAACGAGCTAGGCATTACTCCTCCAGCACTCAAAACGTTTGTGGGAGACAAGATCAGCATAAAACGTGTGCTGAAAAAGAAGATAATTATACATGATTTCGCAGTTAAGCCTTCAAAGTATGGAGCAAATAAGGACTGCCTTCATTTGCAGATTGAGTTTGAAGAAGAAAGAAGGGTGATGTTTATTACAGCGACTTATTTGACTGAGGTACTAAATGTTATCCCCAAATCATCCTTTCCATTTGAAGCAACAATAGTAAACCCTGAAGGGTATTTTAGATTTAAACAAAAAGAGGAAAAATGAGAAAAGCATACATCGCCGGTAAAATTACCGGATTGCCCCTTAAAACGGCTGAATCCCATTTTCGCGATAAGGAACGCGAATTGTCAGCCCGTGGCTTTGAAGTGTTCAACCCATTTGCCGAGGTCAAAAAGCTAAATCTACAGCGCATGTCTCAAGGACTTAAGGAACTAACCGACCAGGACAATAGAAAGGAGATAATGCGTTTTTGCATAATCAATATGCTGGACTGTGATGAAGTTCACCTATTGGCGGATTGGGAAGATAGCCGTGGAGCATGGGATGAACGGATTATGGCTCATAAATATGGAATTGACGTTGTTTACCCTAAATTGGCAAAATAATGGAGCAGATTATTTATACTTTGTCATCTACTGGGTTCCCAGGTGAAGTTGTTTTTAAGTTTGACCAATCCGGTCTTATGGTGGGTTATGATGTAACTGGGGCCAATTTGAATGAGCAGCAAAAAAAGTGGCTCTTAAGAGATCGGCCTAGGACTTTAAACGAGCTTAAAGAGCTTTTAAAGCAATCCAGAACCGCCCATCTGACCCAGAGAAAGGATTACAAGGAGAATGTCACCTTTGATGAATTTTGGACAGCATATGATTATAAAGCACTTAGCAGTAAGATTAAGACCAAGAAGATATGGGACAAAATGAAGCAGATTGATCGAGACCGGGCTTTTAACTTCATAGGCAAGTATGACCGGATGATTTCAAAAGAAGGCATTGCTAAAAAATACGCCACCACCTATTTAAATGACCGGTTATGGGAAAATTAATCGAAAAAGCATGCAACAAGCATTGCTATATAAGCAAAAAGGATGCTTTGACCAGGTTAAACGAGCTGCGCAGACATAAGGCTAAATTCATTGGCGGTCGCCTCCAGAAGCGGAAAATTAAACACAGGGCCTGCCGAGCTTATTTTTGCCTCCAGTGTCAAAGCTGGCATTTAACATCAAAAAATAATTACATTTGTGAAATCTAAAAACTAAAATGATGAAGAGAATACTGGCACTTTTTGTAATTCTGACCCTCGCTGTTGTGGCAGCAAACGCCCAAAAGACAACTTGGCTTATGGGCTTAAGTAAGGACAGTGCAAAAGTTTTATGCGACAATATTGTAAATAATATGAGAGGGGGATTTAAGTTCAAATATGCGGAGCCTGATACATTGAATAATAGACCAGATATATATATATTTTATTATAAATCAGATAGTATCAAAACTGACGCTTCACTTATGACAGTAACTTTTGATGTAAGAAATGAAGGCGGTAATCAAGCATTAGAAATTCAAGGATCAGATCGATATTATTTAGGGTCTTTTATCGGGAGATATTTGGACGTTTTCCCATTTTGGAAAGAATACGTTGACCCAAATGCAGATAAGATTGAATTAAGCAACAAAAGCATATCTACTACAAAAAAGATATATTACCCAAATGACCCCAAAAATAATTTTCGACTTGTATATTTAATCCCAAGCGAGGACAGATCATCGTATGAGATAGAAATTAAATTCTAATTATTACACATTCAAATGTGGAAACGTTTATTAAGCCATCTGTCATATTGCCGGATGGCTTTTTTATTTTTGTGGTAATGGCTTACAATCGCAATAATTACTTAAGGAGCATTAAATATATTGTGGAGGTATATACGTCCGTTAAGCATCATGATGTACCCGATACCTTTATTGTGCGGCATGAATTCCCAAAGCACAATATTTTTATCAGTTATCGCAAGTGGATGAATATCAAAAACATGAAACAAAGAGAGGTTAATCCACGGCAATTGAGCTTGTTCGCAAATTGATTTAAATTTTTCTCATATAAGCAGTTAGTTTTGGTTAAAGCCGGTGTTTCTACACTGGCTTTTTTACATTCTGGCCACATTGAGCTTGACCGATGCTGCTGGTGTTCTGTTGGTCACGGTTTGTGCATACCTGTCTTGCCAGTTGCATGTAAAGGTGATAGTGCGCATTCTGATACCGTCGTCGCGGATTGCCCGGCCAAATGAAGTTCTGACAAATCCTGAATAATCCACCCCACCACTCCAGCCATGAAGGGCCTTGTATATATCCTGAATGATGTCGTAAATCCTCATTTCATTAGCTGTTAGGTCAATTGGTGCTTTTCTGCTGACGTTTTGCGTCATGTCGGCCACCGATATGACTATCTGTAATAATCCCTCCTGGACCAAATTCCCGTCGTTGGTGAATTGGCCACTCATAATATCGACCAGGGCACACGGAAATTTAACCGGTGGTCTGTCTCCGTTCACATATAGTGATAACTGGCCCCAGTCCTGTCCAATGTATTTTAAAGCGGGAACTTCGGATTCGAGCCTACCTTCTATGTCGCTGACGATTTTTTTCATTATTTCTGTTTTAAAGCGTTATATATTTCTTTTTCCAAATCATTGATTTGCTCATCCACTGCCTTTTGTACTATTTGGTGTACTCTGGGATGGTCACCAATAAATTGCCGAGCCGGTATCTTTATTTTGGAGCCGACTTTCATTAAAGCCAGATTCTTATAAAATTCTGCCTCTGCTGTAAGGCCCCTGTTTTTAGCGGTGTTTCTTGTGCTACCGTCCTTTTTCTTGTCCATACCACCAGTAAGCTCATAATACTTGGCCCAGAAGAATTTTTTCATCTTCATTGTTACGGTGATTTCTCCGCCTGAATTCTGAATATCAGCATATGGTTCGGTAGATTCCCAGTGTATTTCATCTGAATGAACGCTGGGGTTGATACTGCGACGTAATTTGCCGCTCCTGATCAGCTGCGACCCTCGTGGATTGTGATGGCCTTCTTTTGGCCATGCTCGGTCAAAAAAGGCCTTTCGTTGAAAATTCCGGTCAAATTCGTCTGTTAATTCAACTTTCAAGTCAGTTAAAAGACGCTTTAAAAAACTATTATAATCCATTTTAATTACATTTGAATCTTAAACTACTTATATGAATATCGAAAACTATAATGTTGACATACAAGAACTTTTTGAATTTATTTTGACAAGAATCGCCTTAACCGATGCAAGAATAACCATATTGAGTGCCCAGGTGTCTGCTTTTTTACAATATCAACATCCCGACTTTGTTGAGAAGACGTCAACGGTTGCTCCAAAGCTTGAAGAAGTTGGCGCCGAACATCTTCGGTTAATGCTTGAAGGGCTTTCTCTTCAAAGTCAGGAAATGAAAGGGATGATAGTAGCCTTGATGCAGAAATCTCAATAGTTTGCTCCATAATCTGTTATTTATCTTTTGTGGTTAGGGTTTTACGTGCCGCTTCCTTATCTTCATTTCCTTTTGCCGTGTATGGATGGTTCGGCGGGAATATTACCTTTTGTTGTCCAGGGTTATATCTAAATATAGCTGCTGCATTATTGTTGTCTTTATCCAGCCTTGTTGTGGCCTCGTCACCCAATTTATTGGCAAATTTGCTATCCGTGATGGTGTATTTGCCAGATTTAACCAGAACGGCCAGACAGCGGCATCCCCAATCATTTGGAGGATAATATTTTGTCCAAAATTTATCCGTGCGCGGGAGTGTGATATCTGCGAGCTTTTCGTGAGCTGGCCGAACGTGATCATCGCCAGCCGTCCTATATTGCAGGTCGTAATCACCCTCGGTTTGTTCCTGCTGTAGCCATTTATCGGCCATCTGAGCGGAACCGACTGCATAGTTATACTCAGACTCCAGGTATCGTTGGTTATAATTAGAATTGATGTCGGCTATGTCTCGTTTGAACTCCTCAAAAGGCTTGATTGTCCCCTTTGTATCTTTAAGTAGCTGAGCGGCTTCCTTCAGGGAAGCATAGGACTTCATTCCAGAAAATATAAAGATGTCGTTTTCAAACGAGTTTCTGATATTGTCAGATATAACTGTCTTTATCTCGGACATGCTTTCTTTCAGGACATCAAATGTTGCTTTGATTAGCCCCTTAATGGGCTTCTCGGCCATCATTTTGCCGTCCATTTTGCCAGCAGCATGAATATGCTTCAAAGCCTTTTCAAAGGCTTTTTCAACCGTTTTAAAGGTCTTTTTATTGGCTGAAAGGTGGGCATGGTCACAACCTCCAAAATACAGGTTTTGGATGTTGGCATGAAGCCTATCAAATTTTAGCGGGCGAACGCTTGGCTTTCCGTCCGCCCCTACATGAAAAAATCAGCAGACAGATTATTGTTTTTCTGCTCCTCTTTTTTCTCATCTGGCGGTTGGATGGGACTTTGTCGGTTCCCAATAACTTCAATTCCGAATTTATCTTTAATCCAGTCGTCGGCGATGTCCTTATAAGGAAGCAGCCCTTTGACAAAGTCAAATAATTGTTTGATGTCCTCAGCTGGGGAAAACTCAAATGTAAGGTCACCTTTCAGAACGCCAATCTTTTGAAGTGCCGGTATAATGATGGTATTCCAGTCTGACTCCACCGATTCCATATCAGATTGGACTAGCAGCCATAAAACGTCCTGACTACTCTGGTCTTTGTTAAAACTCCCGTGCTTCGTGTCCTGGCCGATAACAGCCCCAGAAATTAGAAGGCTTATTTGGTTATCACAAAGTCTGATCAGATTGTTGTACACATCGCCGGTGGTGGTCACGCCATCCGCAAATTCGAACTCTTCTGTATCGTCAATGATAAACCAAGCCGCTGCTCCCATGTCGGCCATCATTTTCTCCGCTCTTCTGAGTGCGCTTGGGTCGGTGGTGTCTGTTTTCATGTACCTTGGTGGGATGCCATAGATTTCGCAGAGCTCAGACCAGCAGGATTGTGCAAATTTCTTAAATAAAACATGCGGCACGGCCTTGTTTAATAGACCCATCAGATCGTCGCTAAGGAACTCCAGCACCCACGTACCATATTCAGGCAGCATGCGATACTCTAATGAACTGGTATCGTCTGTATAATCCCTATAGAATTTGCCAGTTTGCGGCACTATATTGGTGCGCGGTATGTTTTTTGTCCGCAATTTGTCATCTTCCCACACCAGTTCTACCGCTGAATAGCCCAGGTATTTTTTATCGAGTGCTGCTGTGGTCAGGCCCCGATAATAGGTTGATTTTTTCAGCATTTCCGTTTGTTCCTCGTCAATTTCGCCATTTGGCTTTTTGAGCGTGAATTCGCAGGTGAATAATTGCTGTTTGCGGTTTTCAATCTGGCTAGTTAATAGCGCATCCAAAGAGATATCATTTAACAACAGCTGCAAAGGCCATGTTTTTGTATCCTCCGCGCTGTTAAATTGATTGATTGCTCTTTTCCAATTACTGATATCCTGCCGGGTCATAAAAACACTCTTTTCGACCGTTGGCAGAATTCTCCGCTTTGACCCCTTGGATTCGTTGGAATTGTTGTCGGCCAGTGTCCTTGATGGCGGATTTGCGCCCTTGATGGCGGATAGAATATTATTGAGGTAACTCATTGTGGTACTATTTGGGTTATTCGTGAATGAATTTCTTTCTACTTCCAAATCGGAATGGTGTGTATTCGTCTGAACCGTTTTCCGGTGGCGCTGGAGGTGTGAGAACTGGAAGGTCAAGGGTGATATCCCCTTTATTGACTTTCTTTAAAAAATCGATGGCTCTATCGAACCGATCTTTTGCCTGATCATAAATGATGTCCAGATTGCAAAGCCGGGTGATATTCCAGAATGCTACATTTTTGCAGTATTCCAATAGCAGGGCATTGCGCTCAGTGCCAGTCGCAGCAAAGACCGCATCCACATCATAGCGAATTCTTCCATCCAGCCATTCTCTTTTATTGTTGGGTCGTAGGTAGCTTTTCACCAGGTCTACGGCTGACGAAATAGCCATGTACACAATGTCGTCGTCGTCTTCTGTTATCTGCTCAATCTGATAAGCATAAATGACCGATTTTAATTCCTCTTTTGTTAAAAATGTTGTTTCTGGCATTTTGATTAATATTTGCGTGATTCTCTAAACCCCATTACGTAATTTGAATTCGTTGCCCTGGCACGGTGGTTCAGGATAAAGATGGCACCCTCCACTGCATCTGGCGCATCATCGTGAGCGCGGCTTCCCTTCTCAAACATTAGCAGCTGCTCCACTAATGCCCGGACACCTGGACTATCCTTTTCTCGTTCGTTGATTATAAATAACGCCCTTTCAAAAAGTGGCTGCATGGCTTCTATCCGTGCAAATTTGTCGGGCTTTTTGCGTTTGTCGCCCCTAATGGGAATCTGGTGGCCAATCAATGCACCTTCCTTTTTGAACTCATCCAAAAGAAGGTCTTGCAGAAAGTTGGCTTCCATGTAATACAGCACTGGCGTGGCATCGTTGACAAATTCATTAATATCATAGTGCCACCTAACCATTTGGGCGACCGAAGTCTGATCGGCAAAGGCTTTAATCAAGTGATATTCGCCTTTTTTTGTCTTGCCAACGAGCATCGTTGCTTTATAGTCCGCACTATTACTGTCTTTAAAGGAAGGGTCAGTATAGCAGACGAGCGTCCGGTATTCCTTTAATGGAAGGATTTTGCCATAATGGATTTGCTTTTGCAGAAATACAGTACCCTCGGTGATTGGATTGTTCATGTATTCCTTTTGGAATAGCCGTTCCCCCTGAATTTCTTTCAGCGAATTAACCTCGGCACGGGTGTAGTTTTCTGGCCAGCTGATATTTCCCTTTTTGTCCAGGATGTTTACAACCTTATGATATAGATTCTTTCTTGTGGCAAATCTGGATAGTACGCTGTCTTTGCCTATCCGGTTGCCGACCATTATGAAACGGCCACGACCGCCCTCCATAGCCCCAAACAAGGCCGATAACACCCATTCGAGTACAATGCCAATGCGGCTGGGATTGCGAATCATCTCATCGTCATCGATATCGTCTATAACAATATAGTCCGGCCTTCTACCTCTATTTTTTATGCCTCTGGGAGACTGACCACGCCCCAGTGCCAAGAACATACAGCCTCCGGTGGTCACAAATTCACCTTCCGTCCAGTTGCCTTCCATGACCTGTTTGCCAAAATCACGAATCAGCCGTTCATTATATTGTAGTTCTGCCTGCAAATCTGATAACAACCGGATGGCTGCGTCCTGACTTTTGGACACCAGAACCATGAAGTGGATTTCCGGTTCTTCCTGGAATAACAACCACAAAGGGATAAGTAGGGATGCATGGGAGCTTTTGGCATGCCCGCGCGCCCATTCCAGTAATGCCCGGATGTTTTTAGACTTAAGAATTACCTCGGCTGCTTCAATTTGAAATTTGGCCGTTTTTTTTCTGGCCAGATGGGGAAAATACTCGGAAACAAAATACCCATAGTTTTTGCGGGCTTTTTTGATTCGTTTGGCCCGCTCTTCTTCGCTATCCTCAGCACCAAATTTTGCCGAAAGTATCCATGTGACACGGTCTTGCCACCGCTGCTGGAGCTCTTTGGTTATTTTCACTTTCATTAGTTGCCGAGTCTATGTTGAATAAATAAATCCTGAAGGCGAATAAGTTTCTTAAGAAATGCCTCTTCGATGCCTTCCGTACTTCTTCGCTCCAATAACCAGTTTTGGAAGTCCATAAAACACATGATCTCGTCATCGACGGTATTGCGCTGCTTAAGTGTTTTAAGTTGCGCCACTGCTTTGGCAAATGCATCTGCGTTAAAGTCGTCCTCTTCCAGCATGAGATTTATTTTTCCAAGTGCTTTAACGATAAGCTGGTCCATGCTGATGGTTTTGGCCGCTCTTTTGGCTTCCCATTCATCTTCCTTTTTCCATGCTGATATGGTTTGTGGAGAAACGCCAGTTCTTTGGCTGATTTCGCCCTGTGAGACTTTTTGCATATAGAGCATAAAAGCGAATTCCCGCATGCCGTCGTTTTGATTCCTCACGCGCTTTTTCTTTGGTGTCGCCTTTTTCAGTGGAATCACTTTAGGCGCCTTCTTAACTGTTTTTTTTGTGGCCATTTGAGGTAGTTTATACTGCAAAACTGCCCGCGATTTGCCCCCTTATAAAATATCGAAGCAAGGTTTGCACAACTATTTCAATACGCTGTTTTTGCCGCCCATTTTTGCATCAGAGAAAACAGTAAACAGCATGAAGCCATTCATATTAAGCGACGGTTCTAAGATTAACAGCTTTGGATTCAGGGTGCGCACATCGGGAATTAATTATTCCCGTTTTGACCCCAACCCTGTTATGCTGGCAGAACATAAAAACGCAATTGACAGTGTGATTGGCAAGTGGGTTAACAGGCGTGTTGATGGTGTTCAGCTTCTGGCTGATGCCGATTTTGATATGGAGGATGAAACATCTAAAAAGATTGCTGGAAAAGTGGAACGTGGATTTGTCAAAGGCGCCTCCATAGGTATTCAATTCGATTGGGATATGCTACAAAAGCAGCCAGACGGTGAATGGGAGCTTATCGAATGCGAACTATTGGAAGCCTCTATTTGCGCCATCCCTTCCAATGCTTCCGCCCTCCGGTTGTATGCTGCTACTGACGGTCATCTGATGGATGAACAAGAATTTAAACTTAGCCTTTCGGCGCTATCGGCGGACGGGGCTGTTATCAATAAACAAAAAACAAAAGAAAAAGAGATGAAAAAAGTAATCCTTTCCCTTTCCGCCCTGGAAGTACTTAATCTACAAAAGGAAAATACCACTGATGGTGTTGATTCCGCCTTGGTAGAGGGCGCCGTTTTGAAATTAAAATCAGAACTGGACGATACCAAAACAAAGCTATCTGCCACAAATACTGCCTATGAAGCCTTGAAAGCACAAGCTGAAGCAGATGTAAAACTTCGTGTGGATAAATTGGTTGACGACGCGGTCAAATCTGGCAAGATTGACGCCACCAAAAAAGAGGATTGGGTAAAACTCGCAATGTCCAATCTGGCAATGGCTGAAAACACACTGGCATCTATCCCAGCGAAAAAAACGCTTTCTACTGAGGTGAATAACCCCGATGCAGGAGGTGACGTGAAAACAATGGATGACTTCGCAAAAATGCCGTTTGAAAAGCAATTGGCATGGAAAGCGGCCAATCCAGATGCTTATAAAGCTATCTGCGGATAGACTTCCGCACTCATCTAAATTAGACCAAAACGTATTAAAAAACATTAAAATTTCAAGAAAATGCCTCAAAATTTCCCAGAAGTATGGCTCGGTCGGGTCAGAACACAGCTGACTACTCAGGATGTCGCTCCTTGGTTGGATGGAATTGAAGAACTGGACACACCGGTTATTGAACTCGGCGCAGGTAGCGCAGGGGAAAGCAACATCATCCATGTGCCGATTTCCACCTTCGCACCAGATGTCCTGATCAATAATACCACTTATCCTATTGCCACCCAGGCATACGATGATGACACTGTTGATATCAAATTGGATAAGTATCAGACCAAATCAACCACCCTTAGTGATGATCAGGTTATTGGCGCCGCTTATCCCAAAATTGATGCTGCCACCAAAGCGCATAGAACGGCCATCAATTCTAAAAAGTATGCTAAGGCTATCCATGCGATCGCCCCTGCCGCTAATGCCGCCGGTACGCCGGTTATTCCAACCACCGGTGAAGCCATCAACGCTCGCAAACGCTTCACTTTCGTTGACCTGGTCAGCATGAAGGACGCCTTTGACAAAATGGAAGTTCCAGCTGAAGGCCGCAGAATCGTATTATCTACTGATCACTGGAACGATCTTCTGGTAGATGAAAGCAACAAGGCTTACAACAAGCTGCTCGTTGACTTCAAGACAGGTCAGCCCGCGCCAATCATTGCAGGATTTGAGGTGTATAGCTATGTTTCAACCCCTTACTTCACTACCGCCGGTGCAAAAGTGGCCTTTGCTGCTGTTCCAGGTGGAACTGATAACCGCGCTTCTGTCGCCTACTTTGTAGGTAACATCGTTAAAAAGACCGGCTTAACCAAACAGTACTTTGCGCCTGCCAATCTTGACCCAGAAAATCAGACAAACAGGCTGAATTACCGTCACTACTTCATTACCCTTCCGGTTATGAACAAGTACATCGGTGCAATTTACTCAGCTGCTAGTGCTTAATGCTGATGTGTAGAAAGGGCGCAGCGATGCGTTGCGCCTCTTTTTAAATCGAATTTTAAAGCCGTTTAAATGCCAAAAATCACCACCATATCTTCCAATTGCCTTAAACTCATTGAACAGTTTGAGTGTTCCGGCAATGTGGATAGTCCTAAATGGCTGAATGCTTATCAGGATACAGGTGGAGTCTGGACAATTGGGATTGGTACAACGATATATTGTGGGGGGAAAGAAGTCAAAAAAGGCGATGTTATTACCCCTGAAAAAGCCTATCAGCTTTTACAATTTGACATGAAGCAGGCGACCATTGAGGTCGACGCCTGGACCAGAGATGATATTACCCAAAATCAGTTCGATGCGCTTGTCTCTTTTGTATATAACTGTGGAACCGTCGCTTACCGTACTTCACAGTTAAAAAAAGTTATTGATCGTGACCCTTTTGATTATGAGGCGATATGTAAGCAGTTTTTACGCTGGAAATATGATAATGGCAAATATGTACCCGGATTGCTACGTCGCAGACAGGCAGAATTCTGGCTTTACTGGAAAGGAGAATTAAAATACAATTTTTTACCAACCGATAAAATTATAGGTAATGGATAACAAGATTAAAGAGCATTTCAAGAATCACAATAAGTCCGAGGTATTTCAGACCTCTGACGGGTTCTTATTTCATAAAGACTTTGACGCTAAGGCGCATGCAGGCTCACTTAAAGACAGAACCGTTACGCGGTTTGAACGCGGAAGTGTAGACCTGAAAAAGGATGAACCTGAAACAGGCGCTCAGGCTTCCACCGAAAAGGACAAAAAAGCAGTGAAAGAACCAAAGACGCTGCAAAAGGTGAAAGCACCAGCTGCTGATAAAAAGGCAGGCGGCAAGGCTTCCAAAGCTCAAAAGGCAGAAACGGGAAATAACAAAAACCCAGATGCTACTGGCGAAGGTGCAGGCACTGAGTCCAAGTAGCGAATATTAGCCAAAGGGCTGATAATCTGATTTATTAGCCCTTTTTTATTAAAAAGTAAAAAACACAGCAATGTTACCACGCGTAAAAATATATTTCCAGAACGGTAATTTAGGCCAACAGGCAACAAGCGCCGACGGGGTACTTGGTTTGATTGGTTCTGGCGTTGCCATTGCCGGTAAATTTGAGCTGAATAAAGCATATGTCCTCTACTCAATGGACGATCTGGCCGCTTTAGGCATTACAGCCACAACGAACGCAGCTCTTTATAAACTTGTCAGTGACTTTTATAATAATGCCACTGCCGGAACTGAAGTTTGGCTAATGGGCTTCCCTGACACCTTACTGGTCAGCGATATTGTAGACAAGGATAAGGAAAACGCAAAGTTGCTGATCAACGCCGCCAACGGCAGATTAAGGGGACTTGTGGTGTCCAGAACGCCAGATGAAAGCTATGAGCCGACGATTACTGATGGTTTGGACGCAGATGTTGCATTGGCGGCTACAAATGCCCAGGCACTGGCAGAATGGGCCACAGAAACTAAATTTTCGCCATTGTTCGTTATTCTGGAAGGGTATGGCTATGCTGGCGACCCTTCTGAATTAGCCGACCTTTCCGAAGGCCAAAACAATCGTGTGGGCATTTTTATTGGTGATACCGTTATTGGTAGCCAGAACGCTACGATGGGGACAATTGCTGGTAGAATTGCTTCAATTCCGGTTCAGCGTAATATCGGTAGGGTAAAGGATGGCGCAATTGCTTCCATTACTGGATTCATCGCTGACAAGGCTGTTGAGGTGGCCGATGCGGAAACGCTCAATGCCAAACGCTATATTACCCTGCGAACCTTCGTTGGCCGCTCCGGGTATTTCTTTAGCGATGACCCCTTGGCTACTGCGGCCACGGACGACTATAGCAATCTGAGTTACAGAAGGACAATTGATAAGGCATACCGGGTGGCTTATGACACCTTATTGCCACTGCTTCTGGATGAAGTTCCCGTGAATTCAGATGGTACAATTCAACTGCCTTATGCCAGAAGTTGGGAAGCTGCGGTTGAAGATGCTATTGTATCGCAGATGACCGCTAATGGCGAATTGAGCGCAGATGCGGACAATGGCGATAGTGGTGTTGTTTGTGCAATTGATACAACCGTCAATCTGGTGGCTGGAAATCCCTTTAAAGTTCTGATTCAGGTACGGCCATTTGGGTACGCCCGTCTGGTGGATGTGTATTTGGGATTTCAGACCATTTCTTAACCCGATTTAAACCAATTTAAAAAACAAAGAAAATGTTTAACAGTAGAGAATACGAATGGTCAGACGTCAGGTTAATCCTTGGCGGTATTGAGATCACCGGGATTCGAGGGGTCAAATACACGCCTAAGCAAGAAAAGGAAGTCTTATACGCGAAAGGCAGTAAAGGCCATTCAGTCCAATTTGGCAACTTTTCACTAGAGGGGTCAATTACTGTCACCCAATCTGAATTGCAGGCACTTGATGCTGCGGGTAATGGCAGTTTACTAGATATCCGTTCAATTACTGCTGTAGTAATGTATGGAGACCCTTCCAAAGGCGTTCCTCCCACTTCGGAAACAGTAAAAGGTATTTCATTTCAGGAAGCACCCAGAGAATGGAAGCAAGGTGATAAGTTCATGGAATGTGAAATTCCTTTCATTGCACTTGATCTGAAATCTAAATAAATTTCTTAACCAAAATCGAATTAAAATCTACACAGATGGAAGTTACAGCAGAACAAATCGCAAAATGGAAGCAGCAATACGGCAGCGTATCCAAATTAAAGCTGGCATCAGGGGAAGTCGTATATGTGCGTCAACCGACAACACAGGAAATTGAATATGCAAGTGCCAATCTCATGCAGGGAAAAACCTACACTTTTGGTATTACATTATTTAAAACCTGTCAGATCGGTGGTGACCAGATCGACGGCAAGGATGAGGCCAAAATGAGGGGTATCGCTCAGCAAATGACGTCCATTATTGAAGTTACAGCGGTTGAGGTGGAAAAGCTTTAGCGGATGCCGATTTTGGCATTCGCGTGGCCGGGAGCGAGAAAACAGATACAATCCCGGGTAAGACTAAAGAAATGGATTTTGACGAATGGGGTCGCCAATTTAAGCAATGGGTGGACAATGTTCGGAAACTAAACGCCCAATTACGTTATTACTACGGTGTAGAACCCGGCAATTTAAGTATAACAGAATGGGCGTTTAGAGTAAATGAAATGAAATGGATTCGCCAGGAAGAGGCAAAGCAAAACAGTAATTAGATGTCGAACGTTCTTGAATACATATTAAGGCTAAAAGACCAGATCAGTCCAGCTCTGCAAAAGCTGGGTATCAATAGCGCCAACGCCAAAGGGCAGGTTGACGGTATTGGTAATCAGGCGAAGAACCTCGACAATCAATTAAAGCGCACTGCTTCCGGCGGGATTTCCATTTTTAATATTGCCCTGGGTAATATGGTGGCCACTGCCGCCACCTCAATGGCCAGAATTGTTCCAATGCTCGGAAATTCGATTTTTGAAGGAACCGTTAAACGCGAACAGGATATCATTGGCCTGACCACGTTTTTAGGAGATAATGCTAAACGGGTCTATGATGCAATTCAACATGATGCGGCGGTAACGCCTTTCTCCACAGATTCCCTTTTGAATGTAAACCGGGCTTTAATAAGCTCTGGATTAAGCGCAGAAAGTGCCAGAAAGGACGCATTGAACTTAGCTAATGCCATTGCGGCTGTCGGTAAAGGAGATGCAGAGCTGTCCAATATGGCCGCAAATATGCAGCAAATTAAGACAGTTGGTAAGGCCAGTTCAATGGATATTAAACAGTTTGCTTTCGCTGGGATTAATATCTATGCCGCCTTAAGTAAAGCAACTGGGAAGTCCGTAGCTGAGGTGCAAAAGATGGATGTTACTTATGACCTACTTTCCCAAGCACTTGATAAAGCCGCTCAAAAAGGGGGCATATATGCAGGAGCATTAGAAAAACAAGGTAAGACGCTGGGCGCAATGATGGAATCTGCTAAAGACCAGGCTTCCATATTCTTTGCTGATTTTGGGGATATGCTCCGGCCATTATTTGAGAAAGGACTAGTTTACTTTCAAAAATTTGTGGCATACATACCTAAAGTGTTTGCAGCACTTAAGCCCGTTATAATGGGTATTGGAAATGTATTTTTCTGGTTGATCGATGTAGTTGGGAGTGTCGTTAAAGGGGTTCAGTGGTTTTACCAAAAAGTTAAAGAAGGTAATCCCGCAATTTGGATTATAATATCGACACTAGGTGTATTAACAGCTGCATTAATTCTAACAAAGACTTGGATGGCTTTAAGCACACTCTGGGCACAAAGAATGGTTATTTGGGATTTAGCAGTGGCGGCAGCAAAAGTAATATGGAAGGATGCTCAATTAGCATTAAATGCCTCAATGTTAGCCAATCCTGTTTTCTTAATAATTACAGGAGTTATCGCTTTAATAGCGTTGATAGGTTTTTTGGTTTATAAAATTGATGGCTGGGGTAACGCATGGAAACATACGGTAACCGGCATGAAATTAATCGGAGATTGGTTTTTGACCTCTTTCAAATACGCCTTTGATACGATGGTTAATGGCTTGATGATCGGCATTAATAAAATTAAAGCTGGTTGGTATGAGTTTAAAAATGCGGTTGGGCTTGGTGATAGTGCCGCGAATGACCACATGTTGGCGCAGATCAATGCAGATACTAATGCCAGAAAGAAGGCTATTGTGGACGGCGCAAAAAATCTGAATAACCTTCAAAAGCAGGCTTTAGGTGAATTTGCCCAGGCAGGCCAATCCCTTACGTGGAATAAGAAAACGCTTGGCGACTTTAAAAATGGTGTTCAAAGCAAATTGGGCATTACTCCGGGCAAAATACCGGGTGGCCAGACGGTGAATAGCAGCATGGGCGCTTTGTCTGATGGCAAAGGGAATGCCGACAAAGCAAATAATGCAGTCGCAACCGGAGGCCAAAGGAATGTCACCGTGAATATGTCTATAGGTAAAATGATCGATGGATTTAAAATAGTGGTCTCAAATACTGAGGAAGGTATCAGGGACCTGGAACAAAAAGTAATAAGTGCCGTAACCAGAGGCGTGGCCGCTGGAGCTTCACTCGGAGGATAAAACATGAATGTTTTTGAAATACCAAGTATAATCAAGGGTTTTACCCTTCCTAAGCCGGAACCGGTTGGCATTAATGCCCCTTCGGTTGGTTTTGATGCTGATGTTCCAGAACAGACATTACCAGATAAAACCGAGTACACCATTTTCGGGACTCCAATGATTGCCCCCTTGAAATTCAAAAGGAGCAGCGATACGGTGAATGATTGGTGGTTGTTCCCAACGGAACCGCTTATTACGATTGACGGGGAAAATGTACTGGTTCGCCGTAATGTCGCTAAAATGCCTTTACAGCTGAATAGGCGACGGGGAACAATTAAGGAACGCTGGATGCAGGGGGATTATGCAATTACTATTGAAGGTGTTTTCATAAACAGTAATGATGGTTTATCATTTCCTACTGAGGATAAAAAAAGGTTACTAGAGTTTTGCGAGTCAAGAGATGCAATCGACGTTCAATGCCCTCTATTTGAGGATTTGCACATTGGCCGGATTGTGATCGATAAATGGAATTTACCATTTACTAAAGGAATTGAAAACCAGAGTTTTAGAATTACAGCCTTTTCCGACGATGATTGGGATTTGCTGATTAAAATAAAAAATAATGCTCTTTGATATCGACTATAAAATAACGATCGGAGGTTACCAGCTGATGTTATTGGATAGTATCGAAATTCATAAATCGGTAGACCTTTTAGCAGATAACTGCATGATCAAGCTACCAGCAACTGCCCTGAACTCGGTTTTGAAAATAGAGGACAAAATCAAAAGGGGCGATAAGATTACGGTTTGGGTCGGTTATTCCGGCAATCTGGTAAAAGAGTTCTTTGGATATCTACAAAATATCTCCACGGATGGTGGCAACATCAGCCTTAATTGTGAAGATTCAATGTTTTTGCTTCGTAAGCCGGTTGCTGATAAACAATTTGTAAAAGTCGATATCAAGACGATTGCAAATTATCTTATCCAGCAAACCGGGGTTAATATGAAGGTGGAAAGCACGCTTCCGATTACATACGACAAGTTTGTAATTAGCAAAGCGACTGCGTATGATGTTTTAAAGAAAATGCAGGATGAGACAAAGGCCAACATTTTCATAACTGAAGGCGATCGGCCAACCTTGCAAATTCATCCTCCATATCTGGACAAAGGTGGTAATGTAAGGTATAGTTTTCAGGTTAATATCGAATCGGACGACCTAAAGTATGTGCGAGCAGAGGACAAGAAGATTCAGATCATTGTCAAAAGCACCGGAAAGGATGGAAAAGTTAAAGAGGTCAGGTATGGAACGACTGGCGGCGACCAATCGACTATTGAAGGAAATGGAATGGATTTGCTTTCTATGCAAAAAGTGGCGCAAAATGAATATGATCGGCTCTTGTATGATGGATATGAGGGCTCAATTACTGGGTGGTTGATTCCGTTTGTAGAACCTACCTGGTCGGCTGAAATTGTGGATGAGGAATACCCCGAAAAAAACGGCTGGTATTATGTTGTAAGTGTAACAACTACTGTCAGCGCTGACGGTGGAAAACGAAAGGTTCAAATAGGTAGAAAATTATCTAATGGATAACTATAAAAAACTGGTAGACGTACTAAAGCAGGCGATTGGAGGTAATAATAATATCCCTTTGATCAATGCCGAGGTTAAAGAAATTACCGGTGAAAGTTGTACGGTCCTTTTCGGGGTGGATAATATGGAGCTTACAGAAGTGAGGCTGAAAAGCACTATCAACGAAAGCGGCAATTACCTGCTATTGGTTCCTAAAATAGGGACAATGGTAACATGCGGCTCGTTTACAGGCGATTTTAAAGACCTGTGTGTGTTGTCTGTGGATGAAGTGGAAACGGTAAAATATGTGCAAGACGGCCTAGAACTGGAGATTAACAGTACTGACGGGAAGGTTTCGGTTAAAAATGGGGAAATCGGGCTATTGGATTTATTCAACAGTCTTGTGACTATCCTGAAATCCTTAAAGGTTTTTACGCCAGTGGGGCCATCAGGGACAATTCTGCCTGATATTCTAATTCAGGTAGACCAATTTGAAACGGATTTTAAAAAGCTTTTAAAATGAGTTTAGATAAAGGTGCTTTAAAAGCGGATATAGTGCAGTTATTAACCGATATGATGACGAGGGAGAACACTTCCATTGAGGAATTTGCCGACCGTCTTTCAACGGCAGTTGACGAATATACGAAAGAGGCAAAAATTGTCTATACCTCCGGGCTTACCTCTGCCACCGGTGGAGTAGTAACAGGAACTTTTAACGGAAATCTTGAATAATGAGAGGAACAGCTATTGCCCTGGCCAATGACTTTGATTTAAAGATCAATACACAGCGGGGCGCAGACGGGAAAGTTGTCAAAGGTCTAATACTGGAAGAAACTCTTCCACAGAATCAAGCAATAATTCTCAAAATGCAACCCGGAGAATTAAAAGAGGTTCCATATTTAGGATGCGGCATTGATGATATAAGTCTCGACAATGACCTATTGGAATGGCGGCGTAAAATCAGGATGCAGTTGGAGTTGGATGGGCAGACGGTCGAGAATGTAAAGTTTACGAATAGCAAATTATTGATAGATGCCAGTTATTAAGAC